GGCGATGGTATCGTCACTGATGAAGAGTTGGAGACAAGTAAAGAGCTGCAACAATTAAAGTTAGCTCATGATAAGGCAGACGCACAAAGAGCTATGGCTTGGTTTGCTTTATTTGGTATGTTATTGTATCCATCTTTAATTGTGATTTGCTCTTTAGTTAGGTTAGATACTGCAGCTGCTATATTAGGGGATATAGCAAGTGTGTATTTTGTAGCAATCGCTGGCTTAGTTGCAGCATTTTTTGGAGCATCAGCATGGCAATCGAAAAAATAAAAAGAATAGCAGAAGACTTAAAAGAAAACTTTGAATATGTATCAGACCAGCGACAGTATGGAAAAAGAGAAGCTTGGTACATAATGAAGCCAGATCCTCTTGCAAAAGACTGGCCTGTTTATAGGGGTGACTGTGAAGATTTTTCACTTACAGTTTTATACCATTACGTAGATAAAAGCTGGCTAAAGTTTTGGTATTATTTAATTACTTATAAAGCACACATGAGATTTTGTTATGTAGATACTCCTGATAGAGGGCACGCTGTTCTTAACTTCGGGGACGTCTACATTGATAACATCTTTGGTACGACAACTACTAAAGATGAAATGGAGACCAGGGGATATGTCTTCAGGACACCATCCTGGTTATACTTTGCACCGACAACAGTAGCAATTAAGCTTCTAATAGGAAAGTTATGGAAAAGTCAAAGAAAAATAAGCCAGTAGTATACATAGAAGAATATAAGAAAAATATTCGGCCTCCTAAATCAGAAGAGTACTTAACAGAGCTAGAGTACTGTAGACGATACAGCAAAACGAGATCCATGGGACAAGACTAAATGTCAATAGAAATTAGCCGCAAAGATATCTTTGCAGAGTATATAGCAGATTACTGCCAGGAAGGTAAGTTTTTGAAGCTTCCAGTAGAGCCCTATATGGACTTACTGGGAATTACACCCCTGCCTTCTCAAGTAGCAATCATAAATGCTATAAATAATCCAAAATATAGATTCGTCTGCGCGGCAATTTCACGAAGGCAAGGAAAAACATATATAGCCAATATTATAGGGCAACTAGTTTCGCTTGTACCTTCGTCCAATATTTTGATTATGTCTCCGAACTATGCTCTCTCGCAAATCTCTTTTGATTTGCAAAGAACTTTGATAAAACACTTTGATCTAGAAGTAGTTAGAGATAACGCAAAGGATAAAGTGATTGAAATATCAAACGGATCTACCATACGCATGGGATCAGTAAATCAAGTGGACTCATGCGTTGGTAGATCTTACGACCTAATTATCTTTGACGAAGCAGCTCTTGCTGATGGGAGAGATGCTTTCAATGTAGCACTCCGCCCTACACTTGATAAAGACAACTCAAAAGCAATCTTTATATCTACTCCACGAGGAAGAAATAACTGGTTTGCAGAGTTTTTTGATAGGGGATTTGTGGATGATTTTCCGGAGTGGGTCTCTATTAAGGCGAGTTATAAATCTAATCCTAGAATGTCTGAAACGGATATTAAGGAGGCTCGAAAAAGTATGTCCGAGGCTGAGTTTCGACAAGAGTATGAAGCAGACTTTAATACTTTTGAGGGTCAGGTTTGGAACTTTAATTTTGAAGAGTGTGTCGGAAACTTTGACGAAATAGATATTTCTGAGATGGATGTTTTTGCTGGGTTAGACGTAGGTTATAGAGATCCTACTGCATTTTGTGTAATTGGGTACTCCTGGGATGAAGGCAAATACTACCTTCTTGATGAGTACTTAGACGCAGAGCGAACTACAGAGCAGCATGCACTCGAAATACAGGCTCTAATCGACAAGTGGGATATTGACTATATTTATATTGATTCTGCAGCTCAGCAAACTCGTTTTGATTTTGCCCAGAACTATGATATTACTACTGTAAATGCAAAGAAATCTATCTTAGATGGAATCTCTCATGTAGAAGGAATAGTAGATAATGATAATTTACTTATTGATCAACATTGCAAAGAAACACTCCAAGCGTTAGATCAATACCAGTGGGATCCTAATCCCAATCTTTTAAAAGAGAAGCCAAAGCACAATCGTGCGTCACACATGGCAGATGCATTGCGGTATGCACTGTATTCATTCCAAACATCAAACAGCGGCTTTTAGAGATACCATGTCAAAAATAATGTTTGACATGATACCTTATGTTCGCTATAATTCTGGTATTCGAAAATGGATCTAAAAAGAGACCTCGTAAAATACATAAGAGACAAAGCAAAAAACAAATATGAAAAAGGCACTGAGTGTTATATTTGTGGAGAACCAACAGAACTTGATTTTCACCATTTTTATTCATTAAGTCCGTTAGTTCATAATTATGTAAAAAAGAATAAGTTACTTCCCGAAAATGTTTTATCTTTTCGGGAAGATTTTATACAAGAGCATTGGGCTGAGTTGTATGAACACACAGTTACATTATGCCATGCACATCATCTAAAACTACATAAGGTGTATGGAAGAGACCCAGGCTTAGGAACTGCAAAGAAGCAAGAAAGGTGGGTCGAGATTCAAAGAGAAAAACATGGCATGGTATGATCGTATATTAGGAAGAACGCCAGAGGTGGAGGAAAAACTAAATCCTGCACAACAATATTATGATCATGCCACAACACCGTCTCGTGAGTTTACATTTAAATATGAGAAAGCATACGAAGACATAGAGATTGTAAATCGTGGTGTAAATCTTATTGTAGATGATACATCAGAGATTAAAACAACCGTAGGAGCACAGATACCAGGACTACAGAGTGTCGTAAAAGGCGTAAAAAGATCAAGAGTAAATCTTCTTTTAAATAAAGAGCCTAATCCTTTCCAAGACATTAGCACATTTAAAAGAAATCTTATCACTGATTTCTTACTCGACGGTAATATTTTTATTTATTACGACGGAGTTCACCTCTACCATCTTCCCGCCAATAAAATGAACATTCATACAAGTAGTACAACTTATATTGATAAGTTCACTTTTAATGAGAAAGTTGATTACAAAACCTCTGAGATAATTCATATAAAAGATAATTCTTTCTATTCTATTTACAGAGGAATATCAAGATTAAAGCCAGCACTTCGAACTATGGTTTTAATGCAAAATATGCGACAGTTTCAAGATAACTTTTTTAAGAATGGAGCTGTTCCCGGTCTAGTACTTAAGAGCCCAAATACTCTGAGTGAGAAGATCAAAGAAAGAATGATACAGTCTTGGTCTCTTCGTTACAGACCAGACTCAGGCGGTAGAAGACCTTTAATCCTGGATGGAGGATTAGAGATAGATAGTTTTACAAATACTAACTTTAGGGAGTTAGACTTTCAAGCAGCTATACATGAGAACGAGAAGATTATTCTAAAAGCGCTAGGCGTTCCTCCAATCATGTTAGACTCTGGTAATAACGCAAACATTCGACCTAATATGAGAATGTACTACCTAGAAACTGTATTACCAATAGTGAAGAAAATGCACTTTGGTTTGGAAAAGTATTTTGGATTTGAACTAAAAGAAGACGTTACTGAAGTGCCTGCGTTGCAGCCCGAGATGAGAGATCAGTCGCAGTACTATACTGCTCTAGTTAATGGAGGAATTATATCACCAAATGAAGCTAGAGAGCACTTAGGTTTTGATCCTGTAGAAGGATATGACGATCTTAGAGTACCTGCCAATATTGCGGGAAGTGCTGCAAATCCGGATGAAGGTGGCAGACCAGAAGAAGGAGAAGATGATGGGTAGCATAAGACGTAGAGATGTTGCTATAAGAGCAGCAGCAATGGCAATGCTAGAAGAAGGTAAAGTTCTTAGTAAAAAAGAGTTTGATATGATTACCAAACCTACTGGTGTACGATCAGGTAATCTAATGAATTTATTTGGAAGCTGGTCTCGACTAGTAGGATTTATAGAAAAAGATCATCCAGATATATGGGCACAACTTCATGAAGAAGCAGCTCCTGAGCCAGAGCCTGTAAAGGAAGAGGTTTGTGAAGTTTGCGGAGAGGAGTGTGACTGCCCTCCAGGAGAGTGCAAGTGTGCCAAGCCTGATCCATTAGCAGCTCTTGCTAAAGTATCAGAAGTAAAGGAAGACGATGAATAAGATATTTAATCTTACTTCCACGTTTAAGTCACACGAAGTTGAAGACGGAAGTGTGATGATTCGCGGAATGGCGAGTACGAATGACTTTGATCGTGCAGGAGATACTATTTCTCCTGATGCATGGGCAAAGGGTGGCTTAAAGAATTTTGAGAATAATCCAATTATTCTTTTTAATCATGACTATAACAAGCCGATAGGTAGAGCTACGGGGTTAAAAGTAACTCCCAATGGTCTAGAACTAGAGGCAAAAATTAGTAAATCTGCACCCGAACATGTGTGCGATTTAGTTAAAGACGGTGTCCTTGGAGCCTTTTCTGTTGGTTTCCGGGTCAAGGACGCTGATTACTTATCGGAAACCGATGGATATAAGATAAAGGACGCTGAGTTGTTTGAAGTTTCGGTAGTATCCGTTCCTTGCAATCAAGCAGCTACTTTTTCTCTGGCGAAGTCTTTTGACTCTGAATCAGAGTATGAAGACTTTAAGAAAACTTTCACCAATCGTGTAGATCTAGCCAGTCAGTCTCTGGCTAAAGATGATAAATTATCTGTAGCTAGTGACACACTGGACGGAGCGCAAGCTCAAAAGGAGATCAAAATGTCGGAAGAGGTAAAAACTCCCGAAGTCGACTTGGAAGCATTTGCTAAGAAGGTAGCAGAGGAAACTGCTGCTAAAATTGCAATGAAACAAGCCGAGACTAAAGCTGCTGAAGAAGCTGCAGCACAAGAAGCTGTTGAGAAAGCCGCTGCGGAAGCAGAAGCTAAAGCAGTTCAAGAAGAAGAAGTCAAGCAAGCTGTAGTAACTGGTGTTGAATCAGGTACTGAAAGGCTTCTTGAAGATGTTCAGAAAGAGTTTACTAAGCGTGATGCCGATATGGCAGAAACTCTCGCTAAGTACAAGAAAGAACTCGAAGAGAAAACTGACGAAATCACTAAGATGCGTGACTCTAAGCGAGTATTCGCAGATCGTGCTGAAAAGAACGATATTTCTAAGTGGGGTCAGGACTTCTTAACCGCACATATGCTAGGTGTAATGACTCGTAAGGGTTGGGATACTAGCTTTGGACGTGACATCCAAGAAAAGGCCGGTATCGACTATGCAACTAATGCTGGCGATATTGACCAAGAAGTTTCATCTCTTATTGAGAAGGAAATTCAAAATGAGCTACGTGTAGCTCAACTATTCCGTGAAATCCCTGTGAACGGTGGAGCAACTGTGCTACCAATTTCCGTAGATGTTGAGCCTGCAACTTTCTCTGCAAGTGCAGCAACTTCTGGTAACTTGGAAAATCGTGGCGCATCAAACAGCACCTACCGTCCTAAGCAAGTAATCTTGAATGCGTATCGTTTGATCTCAAGCACCTTTATGGACAACGATGTTGACGAGCAAGTTCTGATTAACTTGATGCCTATGCTGATTGAAGGCGTAGCACGTGCACACGGTCGTGCAGTTGAGAATGCTATCTTGAATGGTAACTCAAGCGCACCTGCAGGTCTTGCAGACTTTGCCGCAGCAGCAACGCTGTCTGGCACTGACAACATGGACATCTCTGATGGCGATTTGTTGACTGCTGCTAACTTGTTGACCGCACGTAAGGCAATGGGTAAGTATGGTTTGAATCCTTCAGATGTAACTTACATTGTTAGCTCAGCGAGCTACTATGATCTGTTGTCAGATTCTGCTTTCCAAACTCTGGATGAAGTAGGATCAGATCTGGCAGTACGAGTCACTGGTACAATCGGAGCCGTGTTCGGTTCTCCTGTTGTTGTATCAGAAGAGTTCCCTGCAGACAACACTAACGGAAACATGGCTGCAGTAGCTGTGTACCCCCGTAACTATGTAATTCCACGTCTACGTGGTGTTACGGTTGAACAAGATTACGAAGTGATGAATCAGCGACGTGTTATCGTTGCGACTCAGTCACTCGGATTTGAAGAAATCGTGGCCGGCGCTTCAGCTGACCAACCTTCAGTTCGAATTAACTTCCAGTCTTAATAACCAGCAAACTTGGGGGAGCTTTGGCTCTCCCAGGTTTTTACTAATTTACTTATGACAGATTTAGTTACATTATCAGATTATAAAGACGCAGAGGGAATTGCAAATCCTAAAGAAGATTTGCGATTACAGTCTCTTATTCCATCTGTGAGTCAATTAGTAAAAACCTATTGTGGTAATAGCATAGTAGATTTCTATTCATCAAATAAAGAGGAAGATTTTGATGTTTATTGGGATACATATGCAGTACAACTTACAGAGAGTCCTATTGTTTCAATAGTAAGTGTACAAGAAAGAGGTAGCTATGATGAGGCTTATACTACTCTCACTACAGGAGCGCATGAATATTATCTTGATGCGCGTACCGATAGTATTATACGAACTAATAGCTCTGGCACTCGTCTTAATTGGAAGCAAGGTGTTGGTGCCGTAAAAGTCACATATAAAGCAGGATATGCTTCTACGCCTTCAGATTTAAAACTAGCAGTATTTGATTTAATTACATACTACTTGAGAGATGAACATAAAGAGCGTAGAACTCTTGGAGGAGCTAGTATACAGAATCAGCCCTCTACAAGCCAGAGAAATAATGTAGCGTTTCCAGACCACATTAAGCGAGTTTTAGACTTATACAAGAATTTTTAATGGCAAAGGGTAATCTCAAAAAAGTACTGGAAGAGCTGAATACAAAACTTGAAAAAGATTCAGAAGCCTACCGTACTTTGGTTGCAAATAAGCAAGCCCATTACTTAGTTCTAGATCAAGAAAAATTAAAGAAACAAATTGAAGCACAACTACTTGCTGTAGAAAAGAAAGCAGACTCAAAGTTTAATAAACTTAGTAAGGATCTTCAAGGTGTTGTAGACCGTGAAGTTCCAAAAATGTTTAACTACTTAGCTGATAAGCTAGACCCTAAACATTATGAGAATCCAAGAAGAAAGTATCTAACAGAAAGTTACGATAATAGTGGTGGGGTTTTGACTGTCGTAATTGAAGTAAAAGCAGGAAAGCCTCCTGGCGACGTTTTTGCATACTTTAGAAGAATTAAACAGAGATCACAGAAAAATTTAGTTACTGAGTTGAACAAAGAGATTGCAAAGTTAAATAAAAGAAATGTAGCTCAGAGGCAAGAAGTAAAGTCTTCTGATTTTTTAGATATTGGACACGTTGGAGAGTCGGCAGTATCTAAACAAAGAAAAGCAGAAGTAGAGAAAACTTTATTTCAGTTCAGCCAGCAACAAAATCCAATGGTTAGAAAGTTTATAAAAGAGCTGGCAGGAGAAGTAGAGTTAAAGATTAGACGAGTTCCTTCAAAAAAGAAAGTTGGCGGAAAAGAAGTAAACGAAATAACTCTTGAAAGTACACGTTTAAACAAAGCAGAGGGGCAAGAATTAAAGAAAGTAGCTGGCGAAATAAATGATAAGCTAGAAAAACTTATAGCTGCATTAGACCCAACACCTGCAGAACTTTCTGGCTCTCCTTCTTATGTCGATAGAGCAGAGCAACAGGCTGTTAATATGATGGCTAATGTTGCGACAAAGGTTGGAGCTAAAAAGAACTTTAAGGCAAAAAAACAAGTTAAAAAGACTTCAACTGCTTCTGTAAAACGAAA